GATGACAACCATGAGTGTGGTAGATGCACAGGTGACTACAGTATTTCGCAGGGTCGTGATCAAACAATCACCTGTGTTACTGGTGGCACGTTTAGACTGAAGTCCTTTGGTGGTATCACTGGTGGCACCAACGGTGACTGCATGAGATTCAAAATGCGAATGCAAAAGAATGGGTCCACCATTTTTAACGACAGGTATGACGCTGGGTCATGGCCGAGCATAGGTCAAGACCTATATGATAGTGATATCAACCTGAGTGCAGGGGATAAACTCAACTTCAAACTGATGGAGATCAGGTCTGGTCCTCCTACAGGGACCATCACACCATACTGTGCGCTATGGAATGTAGACACAGGTAAGTTTGAGATGACTTGGGGTCTGCAGTTGAGCACCGCATCTGGTGACAATGCACTGGGTCCTCGCTCCATGATGAATACTCAGTTGCTTTCTATCCAGTCTGCAGGTGCTATCACTGGACTTGATATGCAATTCTATCCTTCTAACTCTGCTACTATCAATGCTAAGTCTGATGGTAAGGTGAGAGCGGGTAGTTATGTCACTGACAGTTGGCACAACACTGCCAGATCTAATAAGAAGTCTGCTGGTCCTAAGCAGGCAACCACTGAGGTGTATCTCAACTCAGTACGCACATCCATGCATGGTCTACTACAGAATCAATCATCGACACCTCCTGGTCCTCAAGTCTTGGGTGGTAACCCTAGAAATCAACACAATCCTCTGCTACCTGACATCTCAGGTGGATATATTGACACAGGTTATCCTGAAGATGCAGAGTCTGAATATAATTCAGGGTCTAAGGGATACCGTATGCAGGTTGTCGGTGGTGACTATGGTGATCTGCTCAAACGTCACCTGATTACAACAGACTCTATCAGTGATAGAGGTCCAGTGACATTCGCTAGACAAGAGAAACCTTGGTATGTGGTTGGTGGATTCCAGTCAGCGGCAAACCAGCGATTCGATGGACACACACAGTCACCTCAAGTCTTCACTGATTTCAATGCAAACACATTCATTCAAGACTATTACCTTGATGGTAATGAGTTTGAGAATGATGCTGTCTTTGATGGTGCTACAGCAGCACAGATCATGGCGAAGGTCAGGATAGGATTTACTTTCTATTCAACCAAGGGCATTCCTAATGAAGCAGGATCCCCTGAGGGAGGAAACAATTACCCACCGCGATGGATGTGTGCTATCTCCTTGCTGGAGGTCTTGCAGACGGGTATAGGATACTCTGAGGGCATGGAGTTTGACCTCTACTGGCCACCCAAGAGATACAGTCAGGGTGCAACTGGTCCTCTGTCTGCATACTTCTTGCCTGATGGCACAGGTATTCAGGTTGAGGGTGATGGCACTGGCACCATTACACTTGACTTTGATTGGGATGATAAGGTAAACGTCTCTGGTCAAGCAGTTGGTGACCTAACTATTGGCGGTCAAGTCTTTGATCAAGGTAACAATACTACTGGCAACCAGACTCGATCCTTCTCTGTCACTGGTGGTAACACATACACATGGACTATCAATGGTCAGAGTGAGACTGCTGGTCACAGGATCAGAGATGGTGGTAAGAAAATCCAATGGGATGACGATGCTGGAAATGGATTTGACGTTAATGCTACAATGGTGATATCAGATCTTACTACCGATGGTGGTGGTAACTCTGATCCCAACGCTGCATACAATGCAATGGAGGACACAGCAAACTCACCTTACTACCCAGACATGAAGGGTAACTTCAAACTACCTAAGAAACTTGCCGCTTTCTATGAGAAAGATGGGCAGAAGAGGGCAGCAAAGGAAGCAGTCTATCAGGAGTCACATAACAAACAGTCACCAATATGGTATACTAGCTCCGATAGAGATAAACATCGTATCAGATTCAAACTTATTATCACACAAACAACGTAACTATGGCAGGTTTTGGTAATGCAGGAGAGGGATGGGCGGAGAGATCCTTAGAGAAATCATCCCGTGAGTTGAAAGCACTCAGAAAAGTCATTGAGAAATACAAAGACGATCCTAAGGGTCGTAAGAAGATGCTCAAGAAGATGAAGAGATACTGGAGGTCTAACCTTGCAGAGGTGCATGGTATGGATAACAAACCTGGCAAGACTGAGGAGTTTGGCGGTGGGTTTGTGCCTGTAGGTATGGTGGAAGACCTAGAAGCAGTCCAGACCATGTTGGCACCACCAGAGGATTCACAACAGGAAGAAGTGAAACCTGAAGATAATCTAACGACTGGACAGATGTCAGAGATCCGTGATATACTATCTAAGTCCAAAGGAGAAGACCATGATCAATCTGCATCAGAAGTATAACCATTACTTAAACACTAATCGTTTGCTTGACTGTGCGGATGTCCATGAGCGTGTCATCTCCTACGGATGGACGGATGATGGCAAGGACCTGACTGGATACTATGTCTTGACAGAAACCTATGCTCTATACTATAATCTCTCCGAGCAGTTGATCGAGAAGGTCAAGCGTTGTCCAACTGGCACAAGGGCTTGACGTTTCAAAGAAAAACTGTTATAAATAACCACCTGTGACGATTGTTACAGACTGTAAACAAACGGAGACATGTCGAGTCTCCTATCATCCGTGGGTTAAACTCTACGAGAAACAACAAAAGGAAAAACAACAATGATTAAAACTGCAATCGCAACTCTTGCCGCTACTGCTGCTGTGGTAGCCCCATCTGCTGCCCTTGCTGGTCCCTACGTCAACGTGGAAACCAATGCAGGTTGGACTGGCGCTGATTACACTGGCGCGACTACAGATTTCCATGTAGGCTACGAAGGTGCTCTTGGTGAAAGCGCATCTTACTACGTCCAAGGCGGTGCTAGTCTGGTTTCCCCTGACAATGGCGAAACTGATACCGTCCCTTCAGGTAAGGCAGGTCTTGGCGTCGCTGTGACTGATGCCGTTGGTGTCTATGGTGAAGTGTCCTTCGTGGGCAGTGGTGATGACAGTATCGATCGTGGATATGGTGCTAAGGCAGGTCTGAAGTATACCTTCTGATATATAACTTAGACGGAATCTGATGCTCCGCAGAGGGTCCTACGGGACCCTTTTTTATTCTCCTATTACATATCGCCATGGCAAAACCTGGAAACACAGCAATTTACACTAGACCTGGATGTCCTTTCTGCACTAAGATTAAAGAAGTGTATAGAATGAAAGGATATAGCTTTGCAGAATTCACATTGAACGTTAACTTTACAAGGGAGCAATTCTACGAGCAATTTGGTCGTGGTGCCACCTTTCCACAGGTCCTAATCAATGGACATAAGATGGGTGGTTGCACCGAAACTGTCAAATATCTGAGGGAAAACAATCTACTGTGAAGTCAAAAGACACAACTGAAGTCTACCAACTCGTTGAGCGAGCACTCGATGAGGCAATGCTCAACGGTAGATTCCTATTCAAAATGTATAATTATCTGAAGGCAGGTAAGTGGACACGACGTGAGACAAATGAATTCATTGAGTCGTCCACTGCTGCACAACTCAGCAACACAGTTGAAGAGTTAAATGGATACATTAAAGGGGGTGATAAGCAACTGCGCGAAGCGTATGGACACATCCCTAAACCAAAGGCACGAAAGATTCGTGACTATCTCTATGGCATCTTGGAAGACTCTTGGAAGTATCACGCTGAGAGGAAGCCAGGAAGACGCAAGAAGACCGCTAAATAGTATTCAACAAGACATATAGGAGGCACCATGGCTGATCTTTCGTTTCTTTACATTGCCTTCTTTCTTACAATCGGATCCTTTCTCCTAGGATTCGTTACATCTTGGAATCTGAAGTCTGTATTTGATCAATGGAAGGAGCGTGCTGAGTATGCTGCTGTTGTTATGCACCCTGAAATGATGGGTGAAGATGGCATGGCAGACCCTGCAGACCTACTCTACTTGCGTATTACAGATGAAGATGATATTATGGAAGACGATGAGTGAATGCAAACCTATTACTTAAACCATGAAACTGATGATTTCTGAAGTGCTTCAGAAAGCACATAATGCTAAGACTAAAGCAGCAAAGATTAAAATCTTGCAAGAGAATAACACCCAGACACTCAGGTCTATCTTCATTATCAACTTTGATAATACTGTGGTCCCTCGTGTGCCTCTGGGTGAGGATGTCCCTTACCGTGCTAATGAAGCACCTGTGGGCACCGAGCACACCCTGCTCGAAAAAGAGGGTAAGAAACTTTACCGCTTCTTCAAAGGAGGAGATGATACTCTCCCCACCATGAAGGTCGAGAGTATGTTTATTCAAATGCTTGAAGGACTCCACGCAACTGAAGCAGAAGTCCTGATCAAAGCAGTAAACAAAACTCTGCACAAGAAGTATCGTATCACTCTGGCAGTAGTGAAGGAAGCCTTTCCCAATGTTGAGTGGGGCGGTAGGTCTTGAGTAAGATCAAAGTACTTCAACATGACTGTCAACCTGAAGCAGCAGAGGATAGGACGTTACCTTATACGTCCTTCATTGTTTGCTACTTGATTGATGGGACACAACACTATGATATCGTGACAAGCAACAAGAATGTTGATATCTTTGATCACTATTACGACCGCTACAAGAAAGACTTGAAGTGGTATAAACAAACGGAGGGAAGAGTTTCACCTAAGCTATGGCAAGATCCAAATCAAAAGCAACAGAAAGGCAAAAAATGACTAAAGATCATGTATACTTTGATCCCAGACGTGCTGCTGAGCAGCAAGTCAATGACATGAAAGCAGCAGTTGATGCTGCTTTGGAAAAGGAAGAGGAATTGTCGGAGCAAGAGAGAAACATTGAGACGGGGAAGAAGATCGTGGCAGGACTAGGCACTCTCTTTCTATCACCCCTTGTCCTAATGGTTGTATGGAATATGTTTATTCCTGCACTGTTTGGATTGCCTGCGCTAGGGTATTGGACTAGCATGGGACTACTTGTAATTTTTCGCATCCTGATTCCAAAGAATGACTAAATTTTATTCTGATCCTATTCAGCATTCCTCTAAGGTATGCATGGTATCTGTGACCCCTGATGCTGAGAAGCACATGGGATATGTTGCTCGCGTAAGCAACCCAAAGAATCAAGACAACCCTGAGGTTGCTGGTCTACTTAAGTATTGTATCAAGCATGGACACTGGTCTGTATTTGAGCAAGCACACATGACACTTGAAATCAATACTACTAGAGGACTAGCGGCTCAAATACTGAGGCACCGTAGTTTTACCTATCAAGAGTTCTCTCAACGCTATGCAGATACTAATCTGTTGAGTGATACTATTGAGGTGCCTGACCTGCGTCTACAGGACACAAAGAATCGTCAGAATAGTATTGACGGTGTGCCTGCAGATCAAAAATCATTTCTCCAAGGTCGTATCCATCAATACTTTATTGAAGGGATGGATCTCTACAATGAATTGCTTCGTGAAGGTGTGGCAAAGGAGTGTGCTCGTTTTGTGCTTCCTCTCGCTGCGCCCACAAGAATTTTCATGACGGGATCTGTGCGTTCATGGATTCATTATATTGAATTGCGCTGTGCTAATGGCACACAGAAGGAGCACATGGACATCGCTGAGTTGTGTAAGCGACACTTCGCATGTCAGTTTCCTACTGTTGCTAAAGCACTTGATTGGTGTGATGACAAAGAGGAATGTGGATGTCCCGATGATTGGGACGACTTGCAACCCTGTTTGAGGATAGACTAATGCCTACATACAATGTAAAGAATCTCAAGACTGGAGAGAAAAAAGAATTCCGCATGACAATGAAAGAGTATTGTCAGTGGAAAGAAGACAACCCCGACTGGGATAAGGACTGGACTGCTGGCATTGCTGGCACCACCTATGGAGAACCTAAACAGTCGGACGGTTTCAAAGAAGTAATGTCCAAAATACAGGAGAAACATCCTAGGGCAAACCTGTCACGTTATACCTAAACCAACACTCTATGCCAACATCTGTAAAGTCCAAGACCCGTCCGCTCCCAAAGTCCAAGAGTCAACGTCGCTCCATGAAATTGGGGACACTCACAGCAAAGCAAATGAGAAGAAAGAAACCCATCAATCTTGAGCACCTAAAGGATATCAATCCGCTCACAGACAATCAAGAAACCATCTTCAACTCTTACGCTGAAGGTAAGAATCTCGTATTGCATGGTGCTGCTGGCACAGGTAAGACATTCATCAGTCTTTATCTTGCACTCAGGGAAGTCTTGGATCCAGAGTCTCCATACGAAAAGGTATACATGGTCCGCTCACTGGTCCCTACCAGAGAGATTGGATTCCTACCAGGAGATCATGAGGATAAGAGTAACCTTTATCAGATTCCTTATAAGAATATGGTGAAGTATATGTTTGAGATGCCAGATGACAATGCTTTTGAAGCACTGTATGATAATCTCAGAGCACAGGAGACTGTCTCTTTCTGGTCCACCTCATTCATTCGTGGTGTTACACTTGACAAGTGTATTATAATTGTAGATGAGTTTAGTAACCTTAACTTCCATGAGTTGGATAGTATTATCACTCGTGTTGGTGAAGATTCTAAGATCATTTTCTCTGGTGACTACACCCAGTCTGATCTAGTGAAGAACAACGAGCGCAATGGTGTGCTAGACTTCATGAAGATCCTACAGTCTATGCCATCCTTCGACATGGTTGAGTTTGGTATTGAAGACATCGTTAGATCTGGTTTGGTTAAAGAGTATCTCGTATCTAAAATTAACATGGGAATGTGAATGACTTTTAATTATGTGGGTCCTGCTGCTCCTCTCAAAGAGTTGGAGAGTAGGACTCTTCCTCACGGAAGATTCTATAAGACCGATGGTGGTTGGATGCCTAGCGTTACAACTGTTGTCGGTCATAATACTAAGGCAGGTATCCTTGCATGGGAGAAGAGAGTAGGTTATACTGAAGCAGAGCGAGTCCGCCGTGCTGCATCGTGGCGTGGCAC